CGATTGCAGTTATATCGACGGACACCCAACCCCAGGAAGCAGGCGGGCCTAACCCGGTGTCCGTGGAATTGATAAAAGTGGTAAAGTCGCTCGAAGCTCCGCCCTGAACGGCGTAGATAAACAGCCTGACCGCCGTGATAGTGCCCAAATCGGAGCTGTCGGCAAAGCCGAATACGTCACTGTCGGCGTTGCGGTTGTTGGAGTGTATGTAATTGGTAGGCTGGTCCTGGGCGTCGAGATACGGCGAGCTTCCCACGTTGGTCCAACTTCCTGAACCGTCTGCGCTATTTACATACAGGTTTACCTTCGCCATAAGAGTCTATAATCTGCATAGACAAGTCGATTTGCTTGTCGATTATTCCTGAATAAGTGGACTTGAGACTGTCGGCGTCATTTCCACTTCGATGTATCTCCGAAATGACTGAAGTTATGCAGCTTCAAATGATTGAGACTATCCGGCACCTTCCATTGGTCGAGGTTTAAGGATTTTGGCAGTCTTTTTGAAATTTGTTTTTGGTTTTTCATTTTTCGTCCTTTCATAATTTGTTTTTTATCTTCCGCATTCATTATTTCTTCGAAATCCTTTAATTGCATCGAACCATTTCTCCGCTACAAATTCTTCTTTCGCCCGCTTTTTGGCGGCTGTGCCTTTTTTCTCTAAAATCTCCGGCGTGAGTTTACTGATGATCTCAACCGCCTCGGCGTGCGAGTCTATCAGCCAGCCGGTCTCTTCCGTTACGCGGTCGGCGGCGCCGTCTCGATTCTCGGCGATTACCGGCAAACCCGCCGCCATGGCCTCTACTATCGTTCGCGGCCCCTGATCGGTATAGCCGTCCGGCAATAAGTACCAGTAGCAGTTGCCGTAAGAGAGAAAATCGGCCACGCCCTCGGGCTTGGACTGCCAGGGACATACGCGGCGGTTGTCGCGATTATCCATTCCCGCCGGGCCGGGCATTAGGTAAAACTCGGTTCTGCCGTTATCGCATTTGCGCATCAGCTCAGCCAAATCGGGCGGAAATTTCTTATCACCCTGCGAGCTGTGCCGCATTATCCGTATTAGGCCGTCCTGATCGTATTTCGGCCGGGCCTTAAAAAACGGCTCGAGATCCACACACGGCGCCAGAATCTCTGTGCATTGCCTTAATATTGCATAATGTAATTTTTCTAAGAATCCGTTCCGCAGAGCGGAGCTTAAAAACAAGTATTTGTCCCAGCCTTTCGTCCAGGGCACCTCTCCGGCCTTGCCGATTTTGTAGGTAAGGGCCATTACCTTACGTCCGGCGTCTATGCGGTTGAATACATCGAACCGGCTCTCGTGAAAGCCGAATACCAGATCGGACGGATAGAACAAGAGCACATCGCACCGCCGCGATAAGTGATTGGTAATCACCGCTTCTTTCGGCAGTGCCGCCTTTACCGCCGGAGATAAAGGCTCCGGCGGGCAGATTTCCACACGCCAGTTCTTTTCGATGAAAATTTTGGCGATAGTAGTCCAGCTCCGCTCGGCGCCGCCTAACATTACGCCTTTGGCCACGATACGCAGCAGCGGCTTGAGCATAGCGCCCTGCGGCCGATCGGCCGGCTGCGGATAGGAAACAGCACCGCCGCGGTAATACGACCGCACGGCGGCTTCGACCTGCGGCGGCTCGATCAGTCTCATGCACTTAGCGAACCTGCCGTCGTGGTCCTTGCAGGCGGAAAGAGCGTTGTGCCAGCAGGCGTTGTTTTTACAGCATTTGAGCGTCCCGATACTATCGATAAAGCGGTGATTGGCATACCGCTCGAAGCTGAACGGCTCTCTGCCGCCGGCTATTACCACGCAGGGCTTATCGAAAGCCGCCGCCACGTGCATCAAAGATGATACCAGCGAGATGCAGCCGTCGGCGTTATAGACCAGGCTGAACAGCTCGCGGACCTTGGTCTTATTGACCATATCGATTACGTTGTCGCCTTTGAGCTTTCCGCGGCAGTCGCGGGCCAGGCCGACCTGAACGAAGGTCAAATCCTTCATGGAATCGACCAACTGCTGAAACCGTTCCAGCGGCCATCTTTTGGCGGTCATCGGGCCGGTATCGCAGTTTATTAACCAGTATCGGCCGTCGATGAATCGCTGGTTCTTTTCCGCCTCGGATAAGTGAATATCCGGCTTGAACGGGCCCTGCTTGATCTGCTCGCCCAGATGCTCCTGCAGCGAGCAGCGGAAGGCCTCGGTAATATGCTTGCCGTTGGTCTTGGAGCCGCGGGTGACCTTGCCCGGGCCGATATTGAATTTCTTATCGCAGTTGGTCTCATTAATAGCCCTGTCGATATGCGGGTTATTTTCCCATATTTCCGGCCCGGCGGAGGTTACTCCTATCCGCCAGTCGGGCCGGGCCGCTTTCAGGTCGCGCACTACCGGAGTGAACATCAGCCGGTCGCCCAGCAGCGGCTGGGTATTTATTAGTAAAATCTTCATATTAACTCCTTAATCCTTTCGATTATTTTCTCCGGCTCCGGTTGAAAATCGTCCGCATCTATCCAGCCGACTCTTACGCCGAACGGGTTCCATGTTTCTTTGTATCGCTTCTCCAAAGTCTCGCCGAAATATGTCCGCCTGTCGCCCCAGACCACTATATCGGTGCCGCAGAAGGCCGCCAGGTGCATCAGCCCGGAAGATACGCCCACCACGCAGCGGGCGGCGGCGATATAGTCCATCAATTCGTTCAACGGCAGTCCTCGCAAATCGGCGTAGTTGCCCACCAGATTATCTTCGGCGCCGCCGACGCAGGCGAAGTTCATCGGCGTTTGCCATTTGTGCTTGATAATCTTGTGGACCTGTTCGAAATATTTGTAGTTGATACTGCTTTTTCGGCGAATGCCGCGATTATGAAAGATCACATCGAACTTAAAGTCCGCACGCCGCATATTGCCGTAGCGATAGTATTTGCCCTTGATGCGGTAATGCTTGGGATAGTTCAGGCTGCGATTTTTTTCACCGTGGCTGCGAAACTCGGTACAGAAATCGGCGTACAGAGGCTGGGTATCGGCGAAACTTGTAACGATTATCTCATCGTAATCTTCGGCGATTCGCCGGCAGTAAGGCGCCCAGGTGGCCACCTCCCAGCCAAACTCGCCGAACCACGGCGGAAATGATATTTTGCTCATTATGTTAACTCCTTTACCAGATTGTCCAGATCCTCGGTGATGGTATTTCTTCCGGCCTTGTGAAATGTATCTATCCAGCTAATTTTCTCACGCGAGATGATAACGTTGTGGATCCGCAAATCGTTGGCCTTATCATCAAGAGCATCGATCGAATCGGCTATTTTCGCCCGCCAGTATCGAATGCCCGGCCAGGTGACGCCCAGCTCTTTTAAGGTGGCCAGGTTGATTCCCGGTATCCACGGCAGCTTTTTAGACCGCTTTTTGTAGCTGAGCCGACCGGCGACAAATTCCTGCACGTAGGTTATTCCGGTCCGCTTGCCGTAATTGATATGCGGCGTGCGGTTCTCGCGGTACAAATCGCCTTCGATTATCCACAGATTGCGATGCGGATAGGTGTGGGCGGCGACTTTACCCAAAAGCCGCACCGACCGGCCGGTTATCTTCTCGAAATACTCCCGCTCGGAGCCGATCTCGCGCAGCCGGGCCATAAACTTCTGACCGGTGGCCTTGGTATCGTTCAAATCGGGAATCTCGATTACGACCTTACCGCTCATCGAGGCGATTGCTTTTAAGAAATCGTCCGAGTTGATCCAGTGAAGAACGCTCATCAGCAGCGTCACATCGAACCATTCCGGCGTGGCCGCCAGTCGCTTTGCGAAATCGGTATCGAACCGGCCACAGCAGCTGACCACCTTGCCTAAATAAGAATCGTTCAACCAGCGGTGCTGAAAAACGACCCGGCCTCTGTGCTTTTCCACTGCGATTGCTAAGAGGTTTGTCCGCTCGGCGATCTGCCGGCAGAAATAGCCCTCGGCGGCGCCGATATCGACCGCCACGCCTTCGGCCGGAAGCTCCGGCTCTATCAGACGCCATCGTTCGAGACAGTCCCGCTCGAATTTTTTGCTGAATCCCGGTATGTTCTGATAGCTCACGGGCATTCCTTTCGAAAGATAATCGTGCCGCGGTCGGAGGTCTCGTTATGGCCGACTTCTTTTATCTTTTCTGCGTCGTCTTCCAGGATAATATCGATGGCCCGGCGGACCCATTTGCCCACTTCTTTGCGGGCGTTGTAATCGTGGAAGGCGATCAGGCCGCCTTCGCGGACGAATGGAAAGAAGTAATGGTAATCGACGATGGCCCAGCGGGTGCGATGATTGCCGTCTATCAGCAGAAAGTCGATGGGCGTTTGAATTTTGTCCATCTCGACCCACGGACTGCAGGCTTTAATAAGCTCGACGTGCTCTTTGAGATCGCATTCAATCATATTCTTAGCCCAGCGGGACTTCGGCTGCGGCTCGATGCAGAACAATCTTCCCGCGAAATCGCGGGCGATAAGGCCCAGCAGAATCGATGATGTCCCGTCCATCGAGCCTATCTCCACTATATTGCGGGCCTGGATTGCACGAGCGTATTTGTCTATCAGCTCCAAATCCTTGAGCACCATGCGCCGCTGGCCCCTTTCAATAATTTCGGTATAATCGGGCCGGTGCGGCTGTTTTTCAGTTTCTGTCATTTCTTCTCCTTTCTCTTAGTTTGGTCAGTTCCATTTGCGCGCGGATGTGCGGCTTTAATTTTTTTATTCGCGGGTCCAAATCGCGATGCGAATAATAATCGCCCCACAACTGACCGACCGCCCAGGTATCCACTATGGAAATCTTATTATTTAACGCGTACTCGCCCTGTACGTGGATCAGGCCCAGAATATCGGTCCACCAGGGTCCTTTCTTTCGCAGGTCCCTGAGCTGCAGGTCCTTTATGCGATGATTGAAAAATATCTCCGCACCGCCGCATTTTTTTATCTGCTCGGACCACAAATCAAGAATCGCATTAAAGGCGTCCAGCCGGGCGAATATCTGCGTAGTGCCACAGCAGATAATATCGTAGCGGGGCCTGCCTTCCAGGACCTTGAAGATCCGCTTTAAGTTCCGCCAGCGATAGCAGGTGCTGTCGGCGGCTATTTTATAGATATATTTGTAGCCGCGCTCGGCGCAGATCTTACCGCCGGTTTTCAACTGCCACAGCTCGCCTCGAAAGTGGCCCCAGTAACCGGCCGGCTTGCCGGTAACGAACGTCTCGGTAACAGGCGGCGTCCAGCGGCCCAGCGGCAGGTCATCGGTATCGGTATGGTCGTAGCCTAGAAGCATGAATCCGGGATATCCGGCCCAGGACTCGAAGGCGGTGTCCATCCACATATGCTGTTTGGGATGGCTGGTCACCAAAACTGCAAGCTGCTTGAAATAATCGTCTTCACTCATTTTTTTCTTTCGGATCTGCCGTTGATGATTTCCTCTTCGAACGCCTTGCGAAGATTGTTGATACCTATCTCTATATCGTTGATGGCCACGAAGCTCGGCCCGTCCCGGCAATGGCCGTGACGCTGAATGTCGTAGCATTCCTTGAAAAGCCGCTCGATATGTTTTGTTGTACTGCTCATTTGCCGCCGTTTTTTATCAGCGTTTCTATTTTTTCGAGTTTGCGATCGATTCTGTTGAATCGCTCGTTGTTGAACTCGGTTACCAGTGCGCAGTTGTCTTTATAGACTACATCCCTTTTATGCTCTTCAAACTCTTTCCTTTTGATAGCATCGTTGCTGTTCGGTGATTTCATGTCTTTGGCGAAACGGAAGGCCTCGCGCACGATAATCAGAGCAACCGCGCCGCCCACTCCTATCTCTGTTATCGGAATATCCATTTTCTCTCCTAACTCGAACTTGATGACGATGACGATGAGGACGATTCGGAACTGCTCGATGATGATTCTGAGCTGGAAGAGCTGGAACTTGACGATGAAATACCAATCATATAGTCCCAAATCTCCTTGAGCTTTTCATCGATGGTGTCCATATTGCCGTTATAGGCCTGCCGGGTATTAGTAGCTTTGTCTTCCGGCTTGGCCAGATTGTAATTAGTCGTATAGTCTGCCATGATTTACACCTGCGAAACAGTTAATGAATTTTCCAGTCTGGAACCGTAAACGATTCTCGGAACAACTTTGATTACCGCATCGTTGAATCCGCCCAGGTCAGTTGCCTTGGTTATGGTCGCCTGTTCGGCAACATCAATTTCCCGCTGTCCTATCGCCGTGCCATCGGTCTGCTCGAACTTTAAGGTAATACTGTTTAGCCGCGAGTCCTCGGTATTGTCGCTCAAAGGCTCGCCGTCGCTCAGAATGTCCCACGGACTTTCATTCTCCGGATTGTTCCAATACAAAGTAAAGCTGCTGCCGGAATACCGATAGCCGTTGTCGTTTTCGTCGGCCGAAAGGCGAAGCAGCGACGCCGGTCCCGGTCGCCGATACCAGCCATTGACGGTCGTACTGAACGAGCTGACGTCCGAGACGATCTGGTAATTTCTGCCGTAATAGGCGATCACCTTGAAATACAGGCTCTGTCCGATATCGGTCTCGGCGTAGTTATAGGTCATATCGCTTACCAGCGTGCAGAAACTCTCGCCCGAGCTGTGGGCGGCCGCTACCGTGCCGAACAGGCCGCGGCGAAGGTTGCTTATCTTCCAGATTCCGGCAACGGCCGTCTCTTCGGCGTCTTTGAAGGCGATTATCTCCGAGCCTATCTTCGCCAGATACCGGTCGTGCCAGAACTCATCCTCGGTCACATCGGTCTTAAGGTCGGTTACCGTGCCGATATCGACGTAGATATACTCGTCCGGCCGCCAGGTCATCGAGCCGTGCGCCGGGATACTGCCGGAAGATACCGTTCCCGCCGAATTGCACAGACCGGAAGTGACACCGGCGACACCGAACTTGCCCACCAGCTGATAGCTGATATCATCGCGTGACATATAGACGTAGCCGCCGTTAAAGTAGGCATTGGCCGGCGTGACGGAAAGATGTATCTTTGCCTGCTCGTAATTCTCGCGGAAGTTGACCGTCACATCGGCTAAGGTAACGGTCGGGTCGGCCTGCCAGAGCGAGTCCTGGTCGGAATAGGCCGAGACATCCGGGTACAGCTCGGCGTAATCGTCCATGGCGGTTATTTTCAGGTCCCGGCCGTTCTCGGCTTCCTCGATATTCATTATCCGTACCTTCTCAGCGCTGAGCAGATGATTGTCGCTGACGGTAATTACATCGTTGACCTCCAGCAGCGAGTTGGCGAAGGTGACGGAAAATCTGTAAAAGTTAAATCGGTACAGACCGTCTATCAGAAACCGCCAGGCAATCCGCTTGGCCAGAGCGGCGTTGCAGATGCCGCTTAGTTTGACCTTCTTTTTGCGGACAGAGCCGGTCCGGGCCACATCGACCGCATCGTAGGCGACGGCCACGGAATTGTCGTATTTATTGTTACGGTCTGTCCAGCTCAGCTCCACGCGATTGAAGGTATCGTCTTTCGGGCGGGTGGAGATATCGACATTCGGCGGCGGGTTCTCCGAGTCGGCGTCCGGCTGGACTATATCATCGTCGGTTAAGGCGGCGAGCGCCGATTCGGATTTCAAGACGCCGATATGCAGCTTGCCGCCGGAATTGTACCGCAGGCCGCCGGCGTGGGACAGAATGTAATCGACCCAGTCGATCCACGGCCTGGTCTCGTTGAGGACCACCGAGATCAGCATATTCTCCGTCTCCCAGTAATCGTGTGCCGCCGTCAGTGATGTATCGTCCAGAATGGTCGTATCGCCCACGCCGTAGCGGGTATTCTCGATAATGTCCTCGATGATATCAGCCGGGTTCATATCATTGTAATCGGAGACTATCTCCCAGGTCGTGGTAAAGTCGTAGCCGGCGGCCTCGTAATTGGACCGGCTTTGCATCCAGGAAGTGACATGACCGACCGCTCCGCCGTTATTGCCGTCCGAAGAAAGGCCGGTGGTCTCGGTATCGAAGAAACAGGCGGTATAGGTCGCTCCGCTATAATCCCAACCAACAAAACCACCGTCCATTGAGGTATCGCCGGAAACCGCTCCGATTGCATAGCAGTTGGTAAAAGTAACGGCATTATCAACATCGCCCGCGAAACCGCCTAAAGCATATCCGTTAGCTGTTTGTTGATTAATATTGCCCCAGGCATAGCAGTCTATAAACGTAGTAGTAGTTCCTGATTCTCGTCCCACAAAACCGCCGATAGTTTCTTCGGCAGAAGTTACGTCGCCGTGAGAGCTGCATCGGGTGTAGGCTGCATTGGCTCCCTGGCCGATGAAACCTCCAATATAAAAAGTGCCCGTGACATTGCCGTCCGCGTGACAGTCTTGAAAAACGCAGCCGTTATAAGATAGTAAACCAATAAATCCGCCTATCTGCTCATCATCAGTGAGATCTCCGGTTATGTCTCCTGTGGCACGGCAGTTGTAAAATTCTGTCTCTATGCTGTTTACAACACCGATAAAACCGCCGATTTCTCTATATGCTGATGCGGAACCGCCTGACACATCAATGGAACATGAAGTAGTACAATCATAAAAATAGCTTTTAGTGGCCGATGCCACATCGCCGCAAATACCGCCCATGCCGGTTGTGCCGCCCGTCGTACCTGGTTTTATATTTCCTGCTGTATGACAATTATAAACTTTTACTTCATCTCCGCCTCCGGTCGTGCCGATAAGTCCAATTAAACCTCCGGTGCCGTTATCTCCGGTAATATCACAGCCGCTCAAAGTGACGTCTTTTATAATAACATCCGAGCCGCCGCTGGCACTCAAATATCCAAAAAGCCCTACGAAGTCGGTTGTTGCTCTATCAATATTGAGATTACTGATAGTATAACTGCAGCCGTCGAAGGTGCCGGTAAACGGATTCGCCTGTGTTCCAATCGGCTCGAAGTTGGCTATTCCCGAACAGTCGATATCGCCGGTGAGATAATAATTACCGGTCAGGTCGTTTTTCATATTCTGCAAATCTGTAGCATTGGATATGGGCGTATCTTGGGTCAGAGTCGGTGCGGTATATCGTGTCTGAAAAGTGCCGTCCGCTATCTGCAGAGTCGGATAAGCGGTCAATCCACTGCCTATCTCAAAGGTATAATTCGGAATGGATTCGGTAGTGCCCAGATCGTAATCTTCGAAGAACGCGCAGCAGAGATTTTTCCAGTCGCCGTAGTCCTCGCCGGTCAGTGCCCGGATGCCGGTATTGTCCAGGCCCTCGAAAAAGGTGAAAGTATCGGCGCTGAGAGCGTCCTTGCCCACCCACTGATTCAGCAGAGACGCCGGACCCTCGCAGATGGCTATCAGAAAGCTGCGGCGATATTTAGTGATAACGGTGGCGGGCGAGTTTCCGTCGCCGGAGCCCTTACCGCCTTCTATCTCAATTTCCTCTTCGTAAGGTATCGGCGGACCTGCCCAGATGATATTGCCGGCCACCCGGCGGGTGCCGTAAACCTTCGGTATCGGTCCGCTTTTCATCGACGTCTGCAGCGGATAATTCGAAACGTCCGGCATACTGTAATCGTCAGGGTCCGCCGCGAATTGACTGGCTATGTAATAGGCCGCAAAGGCGACGGCCAGATTGACTATCACGCTGCCGATTAAGGCGCCCACGCCCAGCAGATTTTCAATCAATGGAAACATCGCAGTTTCTTCTCGTCAATCCTGTAAGTCGCGATCCATCGTCTGGACCACATGGAATTTTTCAATACGCTCTTTTTACAGCCGCCGGAGAGCCGTCCTTTGCCCCGCTCTTTCATACAGTGCACGAAGACCAGGCCTTTGGTGACGATTATCCCGCAATGGGCAGGACATTTGCCGAACCGCATCACCGCGATATCGCCCACGGTCGCCATGCCGTTATCAATCGGATCGGCAAATCTCTCCAGCTCTTCGATTATCTGATCCGAGGCCCCGTGATGCAGGTTCCACTGCATGTTATATTCGCGAAGCTTATAATTTTTCAGCCAGCCGTTCTCGCGGGCAATGGCTATCAGCAGGCCGGTGCAGTCGCAGCCGCGGCGGTCGATGCCGCGATGGCGAAACGGCACCTTCTGCTCGGCATATTCTATCGCCGATGCGGCGAATTTTTCTTGAATATCGCTCATAACATAATCTCTTCCACAGGCGGCACGAACGGAAAGCCGCGGTAAGCAAGCCTGTCGGATGCGTCCCTGTTAACGAATCTGTTCAGGCAGGTAGCCGCCTTGAAATCGCAGCCCGGATAGATTTTATAGGTATCGCCCGAGGCGTTTGCGTAAGGAAAGGGCCAGAGAACCGTTCGCACCGTGCCCGAGCTGGAAAGTATCAGCCGTCTCTCGCCGGAATTATCGCCGCCGGTCATCTCCAGCTCGCCGCCCTGGTAAAACTCGGTATCCTCTGCCGGTGTGCCGTTGACGGTAATCGTATCGCCGCCGCTCGATAACACTTCATTATCGTTGAAGTTACTGCTGTCGGACAGCTCGGCGTACCAGATCGTCCCGAGCGATGCGGTGAAGTAGGTTATCTGTACCACTACCGCCGTATAGCCGTTGTCGCCGCCGGTAATAGTCTCGCCCCGGGCTATCGGATTGGAATCGTCGCCGCTGTCGAAGTTCACCTTGTAAAGCTCGGCGGCGCTGGCGTCGGTAATGGAAATCCTGTCGCCATCGGTGGCCGTACCGGAATAGGCGTAATCGGCCCGGGTCAGTCCGCAGGTATCGTCGAACAGGAAATTATTGCACGGCTCCTGATAGCTGTGGGCGGGAACCTGGATATTGAGACTGTCCAGAAGGCTAAGCAGCCGAACGTTCAGAGCCGAGCGATTGAAGGCTATCTGAGGCCGCCAGATATTCAGTGTGTACTCTTCGTCGGCGGCGTAGGAAGCGTCCCAGCGAATCCGCTTGTGCGTTATCTTGGCCGCGTCCAGGATATTCTTGTGGATCTGACTGACAAATTCGGTGCCCTGGATGCCCAGCGTCAATTCGCATTCGGTGAACTGTCCTTCGGTATTGAACCGCATCGGGCCGCGCTGCAGGCCTGGTATAGCGGTATAGGTATTGCCGGCTGCATCCCAGATGATGTCCTTGTCGTGATTGGTATAGCGATACTTCGTCCCGCTGGCCAGCTCGATTTCGTACAGCTCGCAGAGCCTTACGCCGCCTTCGGCTATCGCCGCCTGAAATGCCGCCGATACGCTGCGCATTAGGTATCCTCCACTAAATGAATGCCGGAAGCACGCCAGAACTGCGGGGCGAACTTGATATCGCTGTGAGTATCGAAATCGAAACGCACCTGAAAGTAGAACTGATAATCGGCTGTGACCACCTCGCCGGCACTCAGAGCACCGTTAGGTGAGCTGCCGCCGTCCCAGTTGATTATTCCTGTAGTATCATCTAGGGTAAAGTGCGTGCCTTCGGTCTTCTCGACGCCGTCTATCTTAACAGTCGGTGCGTAAGTTGTGCCCGGCACGATCTTCTTTTTGTTTTCGGTCCACTCTTCGGTTTCGCCGGGATAATAGGTCTTTACCAGCTGAGTAGTAGTCTCGCTGCCGGCCGCTGTCACCGAGCATTGTGAGACGGTGCAGAGATAATCGTCCCGGTCTTTCAAGAGAAACGTTCTGTACCGTCCGGAAGCACGGTTGAATATCTCCAGGAAATTGTCTCGGCCGGAGCTTTTCAGGGCGTTCCAGTTGATATGCCAATGCCGCCGCGGCTGCGACCAGAGCTGATTGCGCTGCGAATTACGACCGGTGCGAACCACGTCCGTCGCCCATTGAAAATCGACCCTCAACGGGTACATATCGTTATAGGTCGGATTGATGAATGTCTTTATATCAATTTCCATTATTTCTTCTCGAACCGGCGGCCGGGATGATTGGACTTCATCGAATTAAAATTCAAGTCGGCGATAAAGTTCTTTTCTTTCCGCAAAGCACGCTGCACGTCCTGAGAGTCCAAAGCCTTGATGGTTATATAATTATTTACAGTCGGCTCGCCGCCGCCGATATTCAGCGACCGTGTCACCTTTTCCGGCGGCACTACCAGCTCATCGTTTTCGATGAGCGCCAGATGCTCGTTCTGCATCATCCTTCTGCCGCCGTGATAACTGTCCATCGTATCCGGTATCCAGCCTTCGTGGTGCGGAACATAAGTCGGCGCCGATGGCGAACCGCCAGCTCCGCCGCCGAACAATCCGCCGAATCCGCCGGCGAAGGCGGTTATCGTCTGAAACATTATCCATCGGGCAATCATATCGGCCACCATGCGAGCGAAGGCGTTGCCGATTTCTATGAAAAACTGATTCATCGCTTCCTTGAAGCTCTGGCCTTCGGCGATAATCGAATAGAAGGCGTTGGAAAGAGAAGACTCGATGGTCTGCGCGGTTTCGCGAAACTTTTCGGATATATACAGATTAAGATTCTGCATATCCTCGCGCAGTTCTGCCTGATAGACCTTCATGGCATCGAGCCTGGAATTTTTTACCGACTCTATTTCCTTGCGAATCATCTCGCCGGCGGCGGTCTCCTCGCCGACCACATCGTACATTACCTCGCGATGCTTGTCGCGATAAGCCTCCAGGGATTGTATCCGCTCCATACGAGTCAGATAATCCTGATGCCTGACCGAATCGATATGTTCGCGAACATCGGCGGTCATATCCGCAGTAGTATTTTCAACGGTATCGGCGAATTTCTGCTGGGACTTATCGGCCTCGACTATCGCCTTGGCCGTCTGTTCGGCCTTGGCCCGAATATCGTCAAACGCCGCCCGAATCTCACCGCTTCGATCCTGCGGCTGAATACCGGCGTGCTGGCGCTGACCTTCGGATATAATCTGCCACCATTCGGGATTTTGCGGCTGGACCGGAGTCGAAAGAGGCCCGCCCGGATAGGTAAAGGCCTGAACATCGCCGGTAATGGAGCGATACTGTTCGATTGCCTTTTGATTGGCCTCGGATGTTTTCTTTATATTATCCAGCGGCGAAGTGAGCTTATCCAGAGCGATTATCAGCGATTCGGTCTGTGCTATCACCTCAGATATAGCCAGAGCTATTGACTCGAACACGCTGACAACGTTGGCGCCGACTCCCTCGCCCTGTGTGGCGAACCGCACGAAGGCCTCCGCCGCCGCCTCGATGTACGGCGCCAGCTCGATAGTCGCCTGCCGGAACAGGCCGGTAAATACCGCCCGCGTTCGGGTAAGTGCATCGTTGGCCGCCTCGACCTGAGCCGCATCTATTCTGCTGAAACTCAGGCCCAGCTTTTCCACTTCCACGCGATATTCGCGGATCGCCTCGGGACCCTGATCGATAAGGTTCAGCAGTTTCTGATTGGCCCTGCTGAACAGATCGGAGGTAATGGCCGCCTTCTCCGCCTGGCTGGGTATGGTCTGCATGGCCTCGGAAATCTTCAGTATCTGCTCGTAAGGCGACAAGGCAATCATATCTTCTACCCGCAGATTCATCGCTTCTAACGCGTTGGCCGCCTCGCCGGTTCCCTGTTTGGCCTCGCCCAGTCTTTTCTGTAAAACGTCGATAGCCGCCGACAATCTCTCGGCTCCGGCGCCGCTAATATCGGCGCCATGCTGCAGGGCGACCAGGTTTTCGGTAGTCTCGCCTATACGAGCAGAAAGCTTTGCGGTGGCGTCGATGACCTTCATTTGCTGGCGGATCATATAGCCGAACCCGCCGATACCCGCCACCGAAAGAATGGTAACGCCCAGCCGCCTAAAGCTGCGGTGCAGACCGCCCAGATGACGATTGAGCAGCATCAGGCCGCGACTGGAGCGGTCCTTTGCGATAAACTCCAATCCTACTTGTGTCATTAAGGCCATTCTTAAATCTCAAATCTCAATTCTTAAATCTCAAATTTCAGATTTCAAATCTCAGATTACTATTTACGATTGAGCTTTTTTATCTGCTCGATGAACGCCGAATCATCCTGCGGCTCGGTACTGCTTTTGTATCTGGCGGTAAAATCGAACAGTTTTATAAAATCCTTCAGTTGCGGCGGTCGTCCCTTTCCGCCGAAATTGCTGCTGGCGATAATCCAGCAAATAACCGCCGAGCGGTAATCGTCTCTCTTTTGGCCCCAGGGATTTATATTTTCCAGTAGCTGCCATTGAAGTAACTCTGCTCCGCTTATATTGTCCCTTACCCATCGCTCGGACTTTCCCAGGGCCTCGGCTAATCGGAATCTTAGTCTTCGCTGACCGGCGCCGGGGCCGTCTGTGAGTTTTTTACTAATTCATCGATCTCGCCGGTGGCCATGCCGGAAAGTTTTCTTGCGACAACCAGAATCGGATCGGCAACCTTCGCCGGTAGAGCGGCCAGCTTGCCGATGTCCATTTCTGCAAACATGCGATTGCCGTGCTGGTCTCTTACCGTCAACTGCAGCAGGACCGCCCGGGCGTTGTCTAATCTGATCTGCCGGTCGCCGCGATTGAACTGGACCACGTTGTTCTCGTAATCGTCTTTTTCACCGCTTCTCAGACCGTACACGTAGATATCGCCGATATCCGGCACGGTCATCTTCTGCCGCGGCATCGGGCAATCGAAAAACGCCTTGGCTGTCGCCCATTTTTCCTTTTCAGGCATAATTAACTCCTTTCAAAAATATTTAACTCGAACTGCTCGATGAGCTGGACGAAGAGCTCGATGACGATGAGGAAGACGAGCTGGAAGACGATGAAGTAAAGCTGGGCATCCCGCTGCATCGAATCTCTATCGGGTGCATAGCGGCCGACCGCAGCGGCATATTCAGCGTCGCCGAGCGGATATGGCCGGTCACCGTCAATGTCATAGTGTCCTTATCGAATCGCCAGGTCTCGTTGTCACCGGCAAAGGCCGAGAGAATCGTCTCCAGCGTAGTGGCGTCGAACAGCAGATCGGCGGCGATAACGCCTGGATCCTTGAACCCGCCCTCGAACTCATTCCACCGCCCGGTCGAATCGGCGTTGGTGACATCAATCTCATCTTCGACCAGGCCGGTCCAGTTGACATTGACCAGCTTACCCAAAACGCCGCTGTCTGAGCCGGTTAAGGTCCATCCGTGTAAAATCATTTTTTTATCTCCTAACTATTGTTGTACGGGTCGTCTTTTTCGACCTGGTACAGAACATCAATATTGACAGCTATTCCGGCCACCTGCGGCTCGGATATGAATTTTTCCGCACTTTTTAAGAGTATCTCGCCCAGACCATCCAGATCCCAGACGCCGTCGGACATCAATTTTTTCTCGATATCGCTGCGAATTGTATTTAATCGCGTATCGATTGGTGAGGTCGCATCGTCGGAATCGATTACCAGGGCCTGCAAAGTCCAGCCCTGCCGCCAGATTACGTGCGTGGTGGAATCTTCCTCGATATTGGCATCTTCCTGTTCGATTATCACCGCTTTGTCGGTATTGAGATCCGATTCCAGGTGAATCCGCTTGGGCCGAACGCCGGTAAGGTCCTGATTGTAGCCGTTGGCAACGGTAATCGCATCGACCGCCGCCAGCAGCTTTACCGCAATCTGCTCGACTATCGGTGTGCTCATGCCGGCAGCCTCCTTCGCAGAATCAGTTGCACCTGATCGTCGATATTTTCCTGCAGCTTGTGCGCCGAATCGGCCTGAATGTCCCTGACCTGCTCGTCGGCGGCGGCGAAAATCCGCGAGAGAATCGGCCCGCGTATCCTTCCAATCGGCAGCCGGCCGACCTTTCGGGTCTGGTCGATCTCTTTTGCCTGAGTAACGCCGATAGTCTGCTTGTAGCCACCGGCGGCCGGCAGTCGAATAAACCATCCCTTCAATGCCGGGAATGCGTGACGGATAGTCACCCGCTTTCTGCCGGATTTTACAGACAGGCCGCGCCTGGTCTGGCGAGGTTTTAGATATCGCAGTGACAGTCTTTTACTGCTTACGCGAATTGCCGAATGCCAGCTCGAATAGCTGGCCCGCTTTAAGATTATCCGCTTTTTGACATCGCCGACCTTAACGCCGCTCTGTTGCGACAGCAGTCTCGAAGATGCGGTGCGGGCCTGGCCGGCGGTGCGATTGAGCGCCCTGCTCATTACGCGAGGCAGGGCCGTCTTGCCGAAGCCGCGAAGCTCCCGCTCCAGTCGCTTTAGTTTCTGCTTGTCGTAACGCAGCTCTATCATTGCGCCATTACCAGTAACAGTCCCGCATCGTGATTGAGCAGCTCGGTGATTCTAAAAGTCACCGGCCTTTCGCCCACCCGCGGGGCCAGGTCTATCTTATCGCCGCCGGTATCGATAGTTTCCGAATCGATGCCTGCGGTTTCATCGTTTCTGAGAAGCACGTTAAAAACCGGCCTGCCGCCGACGGCGACGCCGGGTACTGTCTCCAAATCGCTGCGGGTCACTACCGCCTTAATCGTTCGGGCCGGGCCGCCGGAAGGCCGGTAAACGACCCTTTCATAGCCGGGCAGCTTGAAAAAACTATCCGCCGACCTTTTCAGCGTATCATCGAAAACATCCGACATCGGTAAATCTCAAATCCGAGAGATCAATTTCAAATCTGTTTATCAGGCATCGATTTTCATTAGGTGAGCGAAATACTCATCGAATATCTTCTCATCGATGGATTCCTTTACTCGGAAGATATCCGATTCGGTCTGCTCTTCGCGATACTCCTCGACGTAGCGAAGACCGCTGATATACTCCTCCCAGATGATGGTTCTGCCCAATTGCGGCTCGGACAGCGGCATCCCTTCACTGCCTAATGCCGCCACCATGGCATAATCGTCCACCCACAGATCAGTGGCGGAGAAATCCTGCCCTTCATCGGCTGAATTATAGGCAACTGCACCGACGATAAGGTTCTGCAGGCCGAAAATGGCAGCAAGATTCGCTCGTAGCGTGGCCTCGGTAATTAGTGCAGCTCCGGGGAACCTGGCGATAATATCATCATTTTTCAGCAGGTTCTGCATGGCCGCCTCGCCGATTATCAGCGAATCGGCCATTACGCCTGTATTGAGCCTTACATTTTCCTTGGCTGCGTTGACCTGCGAGATAATATCGGTAGAAGCAGTGTCCCAGGGTTTGCCCGAGTTGTCGGTGTACAAATCCGAGCCGGTCCAGGTAGTCGTACTGAATACCAGATCCTTGACCCGTTTCTCGCGGGCGATCATCATCTTGGTCTTGATGCCGTTGACCGTCTCCAGTTCGGCGTCGAAATCGTTGCGGAACTTCTCCCGCTGCCGGTCGGTCAACTGTCCTTCCAGGCCGTGGTCTACGCAGGTATAGGTCATATCGTCTGCGTACAGGACTACGCGGTTATAGACCGCACCGTCGGCGTGCTTGGTCTCCGGTATGGTTATGTTCTTACGTTTGATTACGCTCAGCGTGGCCGCTTCCTTGGCCACGCCTCTGGCCGGCAGTATCTGATCGGCTATAAAGCGCATCCTTTGCGGTGAATACTCGTGAAAGGCTTCGCCTAAATCAGCTCTCGGCGTCGCGTGTGTAGATTTCTGTAACATTTTTTACTCCTTTTTCATTGCCCCGTAAGGGTTCCCGGCAAGCGCCGGATTCTTTTTCATTGCCCCGTGGCGAAATTATTTTTAACCGGCAGCCGAACTCGACGATGAACTCGAAGACGAGCTGGACGATGAGCTGGAAGACGAGCTGGAAGACGAACTGGAAGACGAACTTGAAGATGAGCTGGAAGAAGACGACTGCAGGTAGTTAATATGCGGCAGCACTTCCAGAATCGAGTTGTTCGCAGTCACCGTATCCAGGGCCGTTCCAATCAGCAGCGAGCCGGAGGCGGAAACCTTACCGGAAGCCGCTGCGTAAACTTTCTGCCCGGCGCTGATTGAACCGGAGGCCACGCACTTGTGCGAGCCGCCGTGGTTCCACAGCCGGATAGAAACTTCATCGCCGCTGTCTACGCCTTCGATGACCGTGCCCGCCCCGTAATCGGAGGCATCGGCCAGCCAGGCCCCGCGAGTAGCGCCCGCTATCTTGACCCTCATGCCGTAGGATAAATCCTCTTTGGCCGTAAAGGTCTTCGGCGAATTGCTCATTACCGTCATTTTCAATACTCCTTATTAGAGTGACATTTACCGTTTATCAGCTCGAACTGCTCGATGAGCTGGACGAAGACGACTGTGCGTAGCCAAGATGCGGCAGGACCTCCAAAACACTGCCGTCGGCAGTAACCGTATCCAGGGCTGTACCGACCAGCACCGTACCCGAAGCGGAGACCTTGCCGTTTGCGGCCGCGTAAACCTTAGCCCCGGCATTGATAGCGCCCGAGGCGATGCATTTATGCGTCCCGCCGTGTTCCCACAACCGAATAGCGACATTCTTATTGACCGCTACAGACTCGATTACCGTGCCGATCCCGTACTCGGCCGAATCGGCGTACCATGCCCCGCGGCTGGCCCCGGCTATCTTTACCCGCCGGTAAGCGCTTAGAGCTTCTTTAGCGGTAAAGGTCTTGGGTGAATTTGACATTGTAGTCATAAGTTTCGCTCCTTCCTATACCGCACGGGCGTAAAAGTCACGGCCTTCGGTTTTGCAACGCTCTTTGAACTCGGCGTGAAGCTGAGGCTTTTTGCGGGCCAGCTGGCTCATGGCGGCGGCCATGGAAATCTTTTTCTCTTCACTGATTTTCCTGGCCTCGGTGAGAAAGTCCTCGCCGCCGGCATCATCGGTTCCATCGGTAGCGATGGCCGCCGTCCCTTCGGCTGGTTTTTCCGCTTTGGACTGATTCTTTTCCGCCGCTTTGGCCTGCTCTTTGAGCCTTTCGCGCAGAATGTCACTGTACTCGGCCTGGGCTTCCTGTAAACTCCAGCCCTCGGCAATAGCCTTGATTGCGAACTCGGCATCATCTAAGAAGGCCTCTCTAATCTCGGCGGCACGCTTGCGCTCGGCATCGACCGCCTTCTGTCTTTCCTGCTCGATGGCCTTTTTCTCGTTCTCGGCTATCTGAGCGTCGATTTGTTCCTGCTCATTTTTCATGGCAATTTCTCCATCTAAATCACTTGAGTTTTGCTTGCGGCCTTCGAAAACCCGATCTATTAATCCGATTTCATCAGCCTTTTTTGCTATCCAGAGCTGGCCGGTCGCCAGCTTTTCTATTTTTTCCCGCTCAACTCTGCGGCCCTGACTTACCGCATCGATAAAATTGGCGGCAGTGGCGTCTATGTACTCCTGGACTGAGGAAATCTGATTTTCGGTGATTGTGTCCAGTCCCATACCCTTGTGCTCGCCGCTTCGAATCACTATGACTTTTATGCCTGAATCATCCTCGAGCTTCGTGTAGTCTATGAAATACGTGTACACCCCAATCGATCCAACCAGCGTATTATTGTCCGCCGCGGTGATATAGTCCGCCTGTGACGAAAGCCAATAAGCTGCCGAAGCCCCCAAATTTTTAATTGTCGCCCTCACATCCATCCCGCCGCGTACATTATAAATGGCGTCCGCCGCATCGGCGATTCCTGCGACCATACCGCCCGGCGAATCGACATTCAGCATAATCCCGGTGACATCTTCCCGCTCGGACGCCTCTTTAACCTGCTCGGCAATTTCATCATAGCCGGTAACATCGAGTCCCCACAATCTTAGCCAGCCCGGCACAGTATCGAGCAAGACGCCTCTGATATCAATTTGAGCAACCGAATTGGCTACTTTCAGCTTGCTCTTACGCTGCTCAATTTTGACGTTCGGCAAAACCGCATTTACCGGCAGTCCGGCCAGTCTTTTGACAAAAGCTGCCAGCGAGGCGGGCTCCATCAGCCATAACTGGGATTGATATTCAGATACTATAGAATTAATCATTTTCCTGCTCGCTTTCTTCGTTTTCCTCAGCGCTGCGGTCGGCCTCTTCCACCTGTGCCATCTGCCCCTTGCCCGGCTCGATCTTCAAGCCGCAGAACATCTGGTATGGCACCACCTGGCCGGTATCGGCCTCGATTTTCTGGGCGATTTTGATAGCGTCCCGCACCTCTTTTTCCCGTTGAATAATGATATCGTCCCGGTCGGTGCCCAGCGACTTGCAGACCGCCGCGTGAGTAGAAAATCCCCGCTCGACCTTGGTCGCATGCGCCTGAGCTTCCTTGAGCTGGTCTATCCACGGATAATCGGGAGCTATCCAGTTAACGGTAATCTCGCGATTGGCCGAGATATTCAAATCGCCCCGCCACTTATCGAACTTCCAGTCGAACAGAGGCTGATAGTGAAAGTACCGCAGCTTGTTCTGCCAGCGGGTAAAGGTACGATAAGTCTGCTCCAAGACCGCCCGCGACTGCGAATAGTTGCTCTTGGTCCAGTCAAGCAGCACCAACTCCAGCGGCATCCCTAAAGCCAGCCCCAGCAGCCGCAGGAAAGTACGCAGCGACTCGGAAAAGTTCATACCGGGAATGTTCCGCTCGATACCCTTAACCTCCTCACCCGGATTGCCGTGGAATATCAAAGCGTAATCCAGCTCGGTCAGCCGCGTAGCCAGATCACCTTCGGTCTGATCGCCGGTTTTGTTGGGA